CCTGCAGGATCACTTGTAAATGCTACCCCGTTAGCAAAAAAGTAATTGTTTGCATAAACACTATTAGATGTTACATTACCCTGTGGATAATTATGATTTGTTACGATATTACCATTAGCGGCTACTACATCAATTGAAGGTAAACCAACTGATAATCCGGTTAATGCATTAAATTTGTCTGCGGCCATGTATAGATTCCATTAATTATATACTGTATTTATACTGATATAATAAAATTTAGTTTGGAAAAAAGAACCCTGTGAGTCTTTTTAATAAATAAAATTATGCTTACAAGACAACCAGCAAGACCAAAATGTAGTAATTGCAACATATCTTTTGCTAAACCAAATGGTGTTAGTAAGCATGGCTTTCAGAAATGGCACAAATACTGTACAGATTGTGCTAAAGCAATCTATAATAAAAAAATACCAATGAAAAATACAATGTGTATTGAGTGTGGATTTGTGCCTGAAGATTTAATTCAGTTAGATATTGCTTATAAAGATTTTGATCCTAATAACAAAGCAAAAGAAAACATATTGACAATCTGTGCTAACTGTAGTAGATTACGCAATAAGAAATTACGAGAGGGTCAAAAACAATTAGAAATGTCAGTAGATTCTACGTTTCGTATTTAATTTCTTCTATCTTGTTGTACCAATGATTATAATAGATTGCAAGTTTTTCTCTGTCATAACCTTTAATATTTAAAATATCATACATTTCTTTAATAGCATCTAATGTTTCGGTTTCAGATTCATACTTTCGTACATCAAAATCATATACAACATTTGGTAATGCTCTCATTTCTGCTATATTATCTTCGTAGTCAACTAGTCTGTCATAAAAAACACTAATTTTAGGATCGTTTTTTGCTCTTTTTTCGACATACCCATGAGGATGAGTAAACAATATAATATTTGCATTCTTCCAAATCTTTTTGATTTCGATAACTTCTGGATTAAAATGTGATGCTATGAAAAATTTGTAATCACCATACGACACATCTTTGACATAATCCCAATATGAAATGCCTCTCCAAGGATCGATATAATCTTTTTTATCAAAACCAAAAAATTTATTATCTGATATGTTAAGATCAGTCCAAAAGACTCCTTTTTGAATTTCATCTATTTGACCTAACAAATAGTTTAATTTATCATCAGGAGACAACTCTCCTCTAAGTTGTGCTTCGGTCATTTCTTTATGACCAAACAATCCATGATCAGACAGACTTAAACAATTAGCCATAAATTTGCCACCTGAATAATTATGGTACCAAATTATAGTTAAGTTGTCTGTTTCTAAGTTACAGTCTTCAGGACGACATCTAGCCATTTAGATTTCTTCGCCTTCTTCCCCTCTACCGTCCCCGTGTCCGTTAAGTTGAGTTAATTGATCTTGCAATTCTTTATAAGTTTCTGCTTCTTCTTCACTAACAACAGGTGGTTCATTAATAGGTTCAATTGTAGGATCAATTTCCCCTGGATTTTCTATTGTGCCTACTTCTCCGATAATTTCTTCTGCTGAAATATTTAAAGGCACTGTTGTAGATGCTTCTTTCTTTTCATAGTCTACTTGTTCTGCAAAATCTTCCCAATAAATAGAGTCTAATTGATCTTCATCATATTTGTCATAACTATCATGCCATCTTCTATTGAACCAGCCTACTTCTGCATAATAAGCCTTACCGATGCTATCAGAATAATCATATTCACAATCTAATTCTTTGCCATCATAGTAAACTCTATCAATAAATTCTCCCATATTAGTTTCAACGACACCATATGTAAATTTATATTTGTCGAATGGTTCGCCTTCTGTTTCTACAAACCAACAACCAAAATTACCTTTTTCAGAACTGTGAAAGTTTAGAACTGGAACGTAATCATCTTTTTCTTTGTCAATATCTTCCCAATCCGGTTCACTATTTTGTGTATATGCTTCTCTACCATAAAGACATGCTACTGGTTCAAAGTTAGTTTCAGTTTCTGAGTAATCGAACTTGTTTTCTTCATTAGTCACTTCGGTAACAACAAATCCGCTGTCTGCATACGCTGAGTTGAGATGTTCTATTTCATCACACTCCCACATATAATACCCTTCGCAAGGAATAGGACCTTCAAAGTCTTCTTCGTCTGCACTTGTACAATGTTCGATTAATTTTTCTTGGTCTTCATTGATCATTGCTTCTACAAATGAATCGTCTACTTCTCCGATTACTGTTTCGCCGCCATATCGACCGGCTTCGATTCTAAAAATTCTTTTTGCCATATGTGTTCTCCAAACTTATCTTAATATTATATAACCATCGGCTAAGATTGTCAAGTATTTACTATAAAAAAGGGCAACCATAAAAAAAGGAAGAGCCTAAAAGACTCTTCCTTAAACTTATTAATAAGTTGATTATATAATAATCGGCTTATTGGAAAGTTAAGTTTTGAACTGCGATTTCACCAACGTAGTCAGCCGCGTTACCGAATGATGATGCAGTGTTAGTTAACTCTACATATCCGTAACGTGTCATAAATGAAACGACTGGTTCGAATGTTGATGGATCTAGTACAACACCACTGCTCATTAATGGAATATATGGGCAGTAGAATGCCGCCGCATCAGTCTCAGATGATCCTTTATATCCAACTAATACTGCTTGAGTATCAGGAGCATATGAATCAACGAAAACACGCATTGCGCCGTTCAACGTACCAACAAACTTAGTGTTAGTAGGTGCTTCAAAAGTACCTTCAGTTGTACGTGCAAATGCTGATGTAGTAGCAGATTGTAATACAGTTAATGCGGCAGAAGAAACAACAGCCCAGTTACCTGCGCCTCTACGTGTTCTTTGTGCAATCAAGTTTGCAACTCTGTTGATTAGAACTGCTAATGCGGCATGTTCGTCACCAACGTAAGTAGCAGTACCTGATACCGCTGCCTGGTTATATGTGAACTCAGTTGCTGCCAATGTTCTAAGAGATAATAAAATCTCCTGATCAATTTCAGCAGTGATTTCTTGTGCTAAAGCGGCCATGATTTCTGCTTCAACATCGATTCCGTGTTGAGACTGAGCATCCTGAGCGGCTTCAAAAGTCCAACGTGCTTGTAACTTACGTGACTTGGCTTCTACAGCCTGTCTTAAGATTTGCACACTGATTTGCTTACCACCATTACCTTCTAAAGTTGCTGTATCAGCACCAGTATAAGAGTTTGCTGTCGCAGTTGCTTGGGCTGTACGTGAGTAAGCCTGTGCAATTTTGAACGGTGATAATGCTTCTTCACCAGCAGTTACAGAAGTAGCGGCTGCTGAATTGTCAGTCAATGACTGAGCATAACGTACACGTAATGTATGAATTTGTCCAACAGGACCAGTCATTGGCTGTACGCCGACTAGTTCGTTAGCAATAACAGTAGGCATAACCCTACGAATTACTGGTAAAATCACACGGTTAAGTGTAGCAATATTTCCTGCAGAGGTACTACCTGCGGTAGCATTCTCATTTAAGAGACCTTTGCGAGTGTTTTCAAGGATTACACCCATTGTTGATCGGCGAGTGCCTTTTAAGCCTTCTAACAGGGCGTCTTTTGTCTCGTCCCAACGGCTTTCTAAGAGTACTTGTGACATGGTTATTTTCTCCTAAATTTCTATGTCTAGTTTATAATTAAAGCCCTGCCAGGCGCTTAAGATCGATAACATTGCTGTCATCTACCTCAACCTCTTGTTCTTTCTTGGCAGATTTATTACCTGTTTGTGCAGTTGAAACAGATTCAGTTAAAGAAGCCTTTTCAGTCCTCTTTTCACTTCCTTCGTTCAATACTGCTGGTAAATACTTATCAAATGCGTTCTTCAGTTTTGGCGTCTGAACACTTTCTAATAAAGATCGCATTACTTGAGCCTTCTCTTTGTTCAAAGATGACACTAAATTGTCTAAAGTCTTTTCACGTTGAGTAGATTCTTTAATAATGTTTACTTCACGTTCTTTCGACTCAATAAGTTCTTGTGCTTTCGCAAGTTGAACCCTTGACTCGGCTAGTTCTTTTTCTTTGTCGTTTAACTCAGAAACAATCTTACGTGTTTCAGCCTTATCATTAAGATAAGTTGTGCTGAATTCACCTGCGAATGTTTCAAAAATCTTACGACCGAAGTTATTCTCCCTAGCAATTTGAATATCTTCCTTAAGTTGTGATAATTCACCTTTCAGATGAGATGATACTGACTTACTCAATCTTGAGGCACTTTCAGAAATAAACTTCTCTTTCAATGCTTCTAATTGTGTACGACCTTCGGCAACTAACTTGACTCGTTGTTCTACCACTGCTTGTCTATCCTGAGCAAATTCTTTGATCTCTCTAGCCAATGCATGAGTGATAAACTTTTGAAGTTTATCTTGGTTTTCCAACTGAACCTTACGGTCTGCACGTAGTTCTTTAATTTCTTCTGCTAACTTAGTTACCATAAAGTTATTAAATTTCTTTGCACTTTCCTTAAGTTTCATTTTCGCTTTTACGCGGTCTTCGTTAATTGCAGTCTTCTCCTCGTGAAATTCTTTAATTTCTTCAGTTAGAGATTCTGTAATCATCTTATCAAGGGCTTCAACCATCACACTTCTGTCATGTTCGTATCGTTGTGCAAACTCATTTCTAAGTTCACCACGAACTTGATCTTTAGCCTCAGTTAATTTAGTTTCCCAAGTGCTTTCTAATTCACCTGCGACATCTTCATTAATAAGACCTGAATCAATTAATGGTTTGATAGCATCTAACATGCTGATTTCCCCTCTGTTTTTAGTCGATTTTTAAGTCTTTGATAAGACGAGTTACCTCGTCCTTCAAAAACCGTTCTACTTGTTTATTGCCTCTTGCTTCTCTTGCAACTTCTAAAACTTTATGTCCGTTGGTCATATTCATAAGACCTTCGTATATTGCTTTAGGGTATGCATTAGGAGCACTTGGTTGGGCAACAATATCTACAGTGATTATTTCAAAATCACTGACTCGGCCATCTAAATCGTTAACGTTTCCGCTACCTCTACTAGATACTCCGAGTTTTACCCCTGACTCTAACATGGTCTGAACTAACTGACCCATTGGAGTCGGTAAAATCTTTAACTTACCATAGCCGTTAGGCCCATCCATCCACATATTAGTAATCATATGTGAAACACGATCTAAGTTAATCTTTAAATCATCTGGATGGTCTACTTCACCTAATACTGAATGACCTTCTTTAATTTGGTCATTCAAGGTGTCTACAGCAGTTTGAATTTCAGAAACGGGGTAAACACGTTCATTGGCGTTTTTTACCCCTCCCTGAATAAAGATCCCTTTCATATAAAGAGTCTTTAAATTAGAATCACCTTCTTTTACCGATTCGACCATCATTTCAGCACGGTCGAATGATAAGTGTTCTTTAAGATACAAAGCCATTTGTATCAGTCCTTAATCTATTACAGATTTAGTATTAGTACCTTCAGCCTGTGACGTTACCGGCTTCGGAGCAGGACTCAATTTAGGTCCTTTATTGTTTCCAGGAACGTTTTGGAATGAAGAAGCACCATCTACGTCTTTAGCAGTCGGAGCAGTACGTCCTTTTTCATCACTACCTTTGTCAAAGTCGACTGGGTGTGAGTCCATTCCTTTTTGACCTGAGTTTGCAGTTACTGGTGACTTAGTATTACTACCGTTGTCTCCCATATGTGCTGTTACTTTAGGAAGATTAATTGCTTCAGCAACTACTTCTTCGTCATCAACAGAAACGTCTACGTCAACTTCTTGGTCTTCAATTTCGTCTTCGATGTCATGCATGTCTGCATCCATCTCGTCATCACGACCTTTTAATTCGTCTTGGTCGGCCATGAGTTCTTCAAACTCGTCTAATAATGTGTCGAGTTTGTCTTCAATTCTTACAACTGCATCTTCTACTTCTTCAGATGAGTTTGCTTCGATGTCTAAAGTAGCATCTACTTCATCATCGCCTTCAATGTCGAAAACTTCTTCTGAATCAACGTCAATTTCTTCTTCAGCATCTTCAGCAACGCCAGATTCTTCTGCTTGGATTTCATCCATCAGATCACCTGCTTGACCACCCATTCCTTCTTCTAGGTCGTCATCGTCTTTCATTTCTTCAGATAATTCTTCTTCCATGATAGACTCGTAGATTTCTTTTGATTTTTCGACAACAATGTTGTGGAACAGTTCTTTCGCCTGTTCTTCGTCTTCATTAATAATGAGATCGATTAATTGTTCAAATTTCTTGTTTTCCATTGTACTTTTCTCCTGATATAATAAAGTATGGCTTTGTAGAGATATTTAGTGCGTAGTTATAAAAAGTGCTATTTAAGTACTACTTTTTTGCGTTTTTGGCAGATTTGAGGCGAAAATAGACAAATCCGTCGATTTTCTTAATAGAGGAAATTAAATACTAGGACCAGCCTCTGGATCTGGTTTTGCCCCGTATTGATTTCTAACTTTAGTTAAATGTTTTGCTTTTTCATAATTTCTAACATCTAACATTTTACGTAGTTTTCTTATTTGACTTAATGTAAGTTTTGTTTTCCTAGATGTTCTCCATATAGGTTTGGAGTTGTCACCTTCAACTTCTTGGTATCCTGGGGTTGCCGCATCAAACATTTCAAATAATTTCATATTAATATTTATTCAAAAAAGTTTTTTTCTTCTAAAAAGGGTTTTAGAACATCATCAAAGTATTTTTGGTGCCCTTCTTTATTAGGATGCACATCTTCTTCTGATATTGTCATGCCAAAAGGTTTGACATATTCATGGATTGCAGGCTTTACTCTGATTGTCTGATCTAATTGTTTATAAAGATATTCTATAATAGGGTGATCTTTACATGCCTCAATATCTTTATACGTATGATCCATATAATATTGTTGATAGAATTTAATACCATGTACTTTACATGTATTCTGTAACATAATCATGTTTTCTAATGCAACATGTAGTGAATTAATGTTGTGTCGATCATATTGTCTGTCTGTTATAGCCTCAGTAAGCATTATATAATCATTAATAAATTTAGGTTCTCTATGATGCCATGCAGAGTGATACCATCCGCCGTTAGGATTGTATTGAACATAATACTCACCGTTCTCATTATTAAAAGGTAAGACTTCAACACCCTCTTTACTGTTCTTTAGATCACAAAATTGTACATGCCAACTGTCTCCGCCTGAAGTGCTCCAGTGTTTTTTAATATCATTGATATAGTCTTGGTTTGTTATGTACCACGTCTTGCGATCATTACCGCTCCAAGAAACAACAACACCTATTTCAGATGGATCAATACCATTGTCTAATGCATCTACAATAGCATTTGTTGTTTTCTTTTGTATGAGTTCTTGACCTTGATGACCCATACCTCTGTGGTCAAATGTTACGTTAGGGTCTAATGATTTGATATGTGATTCTAATACGTAAGGCCATGTCCATGGAGTATAGGCATCTCCAAAACTACAACCACATGTAATAATGTGTTTAAGTTTCACTACACACCTTGAGCAGGGCCAACTTCGCCGGCGCCATCAACTGAGCCGGTTGCTGTACCCGGAGTACCTACTGGACCAGCAACATCCATGTCTCCGAAGTCTTCTAAGTTTTCTTGGTCTTCGATTTCTTCACTAGTGTCCATGTCTGCGTCAAAGTCTCCTGTAGACACTCCAATGTTTCTAAGATCAGAGCCTGATGGATCTGCGTCTTGTGCTTCAGTGTTTTCTTCTGCCCAAAGTTTTTCATTCTTGTTGATTTCTTCTTCTGTTAATCCTAAGAATCTTTCTAGTGCAAAACGTTTAGACATGTAGGGGAATGCTTCCATTGCTCCAAAAGTACCAACTCTTGCAGTATCTAATTCACTTTGACGATAAGCGGCAAAGTTTTGCGGTGGATTAAAAGATAAATCAAACATCTGTGTATCGATGTTGAATCCTCTCCAACGCAAGAATAATTTAAATTCATCGTCAAGTTTTTGACAGATGTAGTTCTGTAGTCTTTCACAGTACTGATTGAATCTAAACTCTTGTATCATAGCAGTACCAACACGACCATCGTTTAGAGGTGTTGTGTTGTCATCAGGACCTGTGGGTAAGTATGAACTAGGTACACGCAGTCCTCTTGCTAATCTATTATTGAAATATTTTAAGTCATCAATTTCACCTAAGTTTTGTCCACCTGGGAGAACTTCGATAGATGATCCTCTACCTTCTGCTGTTACAGGGAAAAAGTAATCTTCATTCATTGATAGTGGATTATATGTAGCATCAACTACAGACTGACCACCATGAATACTTGGAATACGTCTTTGGTGAATTTCGTTTTTAATTCTATCTACGAATGCCATTGCTAAATGACTAGGCATGTTACCTACGTCAATTTTAAACATTCTACGTTCTGGTGCACGTTGTACACGATAGATTAAGATAGCATCTTCTAACAGTTCTTTTTGTTTATATACTTTAAAAATGTTTTCTAAGATTGATTGTCCAAAAGGCCAAAAACGATCTAAGCCTTCTGTTAATGACAAGTGAACAACATGATTAGAATCGATTGCTGATTCTGCTTGTCCTAATGTAAATCTACTACCTGATGTATTGTATGGCATTGATGGGACTGTATAACCGCCTCCACCTGCACCACCACCGCCACCTGTACCACCTAATCCTGTTGTTGGGTTAGCGGCAAAATCTGTGTTTGTTTTTTGTGCAACTGTTAAGTTTTGTAAGTTAATGTTTAAGTCTTTAATAACATACTGCTCAGGAAGTTTACCTTCACTTTCATTGACAATAACTTTAATAACTTTAACCATGTCAACCCAGTAAAGTTTAAAGTTCTCCGGGTCTCTTACAAATACTTGATCTCCATATTTAATGACGTTTCTAAACATCTTAAACATACGAGTATCGAATTCATTTAACTTACACCACTGTTGCAATTGTTTAGATAACAAATCCATTTCATGCGGAGTAGGTTCTTCTTTAAATTCAAAGTTAAAGGGTGTTTTATTGTGATCGTTCTTTTGTGTACTAAATTCTGCAATGATGTCTAAACATGCATTAATTTCAGCATCGACATCCATCATTTCGTATTGATTGTATCTTTCTATTCTGTTAGGATGTCCTGTGTAAACTTCAGGGAGTCTACTCATGTAGTTTTTGTAACCGAAGTCAGTATTTGAATAACCTTCTTCTGAAGCGCCTACACCGTTCCAAGACCCAGGATTACTGTTGCCTCCCGATATCGGACTTGATACTCCGCTCTTGTTTAAAAATTTCTTTGTATATGCCATGTGGTCTAGGTTCTCTTTATATTATATATTTAGTTATACTGCCGAGTTGATTGCAATTTTTTGGGAGGCTTCTGCGCCTTCAACCGTCGCATCTTTAATGCCTTTAGCAATCATATTATTCTCTGTTTGTGCCGCTATTAGTAGGTCTATTTTTTCTGCTAATGCATCATTATATTCTTTCCCCGTTTGGGCAAATTTCTCCTCAGCCGACATACCATCGTCAGATTTTTCTTCAGATGCTTCTGGACTAATGTCAACAACGGGTGTGGTTTCAGGTGATTTTGCATCAATTTCAGCCATCATCTCAGCGAAGTTAGCATCTAACTCTGCTTGTAATTGTGCTTCCCATTCTTGTGGGGCGGCTAATGCCCTAAGGGCTTCTTCTTCAGATGCAAATTGCTTTGATGTTAATGCCTGTGGTTCACCTATTGCTAACGGATCTCTTGCACCAAACTGACCAGTAGCAATATATCCACCTGTCACGTTGTCTCTGGTGACCATGCCGCCTAGAGTGCCACCAAAACCATTATCCATGTTTCTTAATTCATCTAATGGATCTACTGCTTTTTTGATTGCAGGTGATTCTATAAGAGTTGCTATTTTAGATGAAGAAACTTTAACTTCTTCTAAAATACTATCTACAGGAATACGTTCTGCTGTAGTTTCGATTTCTTCTAGTACAGGTGAACCTGTAAGTTCTCCTGTATCTGCTATCATATTTTCAACAACTTGTGTTGTTGCTAATAATTGTTCTGTATCAACTAGTCCTGGAGTAGGTGCACCGCTTCCTGTGTCTTTCAATGCATTAGCAATAACTTCAGGTGTGATTTGTTCTTTAACCGATTCTTCTTTTGCTTTTACTACTGCAACTCTTTCTTTTTCTGCTTCTGCTTGTTTTTCTGCATCTCTTTGTGCTGTTGCTTTTAAATCTGCCTCAAATATTTTGGCTAGATTTTCAGGAGACATATCTAATGTTCTGCCACCTACTTCTTCTTCTTTTACTTCTGCTACATCTTTTTCTTTTTTATCTTTTTCTTCTGCTTTTTCGGAGTCTGCTTTCATCAAGTCTAACTGTTTCTGTACTAATGCTTGATCTGCTTCACTTAAATCGTTGTCATATAGCATAGCCTCAAGCATTCCTTGCGTGAGAGTACCATCATCTCTCATTTGGGCAAGCATTTCAAAGTCTACTTCACTATTACCAAACCAATCTTTGTCATATAGACCACTATCTTTTATAACATCAATGTTTTCTTTATATACATTTTCTAATCGTTCTGCTTCTGCTTCTTGTGCCTTAGTTTGGTCTTCGATAGCCTTAACGACTCTATCATACTCTTTCTTTTCTTCAGGTGACATTAGCATAACTTCAGCATCACTTGCCTCATACATTTTTAAGTCTTCTGGTGATAATGCTTCTCCTAATGCACTTCCACCTTTGGCGCCACCGTATGCACCTAGGGCTCCACCAATAATACCACCGATTGCTGTTCCAATGATTGGAATAAACGAACCTATGGCTGCACCTGCGGCTGCACCTGCAAGGGCACCACCTGCACCACCGATTGCTGTACCAGCTCCTTTTCTGTTGGCTTGTTTAGTGTCTATTTCGTGTTGTTCTTTAGCACGTTGTATTTCTGCCATTGACGAGTCTTCGGCGTCTGTTACTTGGGCTAGTTGAGCATCGGCTTCTTCTCGTCCTGCATGTGCTTCCATTATTCCACCGCCGATAGCAAGTGCTCCTGCGGCTCCAGGAATTAATCTAGCCATTCCTTTCGAAAGGAAACCACCGGCTGCCCGGACACCTTTGCCAACCATCCCGCCACCGGGTATTAAATTGGTAAGACCGCCCGCGCCTGAGAGTCCCATTAGTGCTGTCGCGGCAGTACCTATTGCTATTGTAAATCCACCAAGAGCAATAGTTCCTAAATCTAATCCACCTTTAAATGGATTCATCGAATTTAAAAAGTCGTCTGCGGCTGTTCTAACATTAGTTTCAAATACTTGTAAGTCAGCAGCCAAATCTTTTTGTTTATCTGCACCTTTTTGTGTGGCATCGACTACATTACCAAAACTATCTACTACTCTCTTTCTAGCATCTTCTTCTTGACCAAGTAGTACGGCTGTATCTGTTGTTCTTTCGTTGATACCTACTGCGGCGCCAATTTCACTTGCATTAGCGGCAAGTTCCATAGACTTACCGAATCTATCAACATTGTTTCTAACACCACCTACTAATTCGGCTGTTGTATCTGCAACTGCTTGATTAAATTCATCTGAACCTGCGGTTAAACCGTCAAATCTTTCTTTCAGTTCTGCGGCATTTAGTCCTAAGTTTGCTAACTCTTTTGTGTTTTCATCAAACGCACCGGTACCAATAACATTCATCACTTTGGCAGCCATGTCTGCGCCCATAGTGGCTGCAAATTGATCGCCGGCGTCTTTCCGTACAGTTATTTCGTTGTTTAAAGCCTCTTTTTGTGCTTCTAGTGCGGCTCGCCTTTCAGCAGTAATATCACCTTGTAATTCTTCTTCAAGTCTTGCAATTTCATTTTGATCACGTATATTACGAATTTTGTTACGCAAGTCTGCTTGTACTGCGGCTTGTTGTTCTTTGAGTTGACCGGCTTGAATACCTGTTAATTCTGATAGTGTTGTTAATGTTTTTGCATACTGTAATGACTTAATACGAACATCTTGTTCAGTCATATTACTGGCTTGCATATTAATACCAGCCGTTCTTTGTAATTCTATGTAATATGCTTGTTGTTCTTGGGCTTCTTTTAGAGTGTACCCATATCTACGCATTTCTCTTTCTTGGTCATCAGATAATCTGAAGACTTCCAACATTTTTGCTGTACCTTCAGAAGTACCTGCACCAAACGATGCTAATGCTTGAGAACTTTGAGTAATAATTACGGCTAATTCTTGTAGATCACCTGCACTTGCGCCAGCGGCTCTTGCTTGTTCTGCTAAACCTTGGGTCGTTGTATCAACAATAGCACCCATTCGGTTCATTTCTTTTGCAAACTGATTTTGTGCATCAGCCTGTTTCATTGTAACGACTGTAAACTCGGCTAGTATGTTTACTGCGTTACCTAAAAACTTACCGAATCCACCTAATGCGTCACCAGTTTCTTTTGCTGAGTCTCCAAAGCCAGATACCGCTTTAGTATATTTGTCAAAACCGTCAACACCCGAAACTAATGCACCTGAAAAACTAATAACTGCGCCAGTAGCAGTTCGTAATGCTCCTGACATTTTTTCAGCAGTTGTTTTTATTTGTTCACCGGCCTTGCCTATCGATTCTGTCTTTTGATTAGTAGAAGATGTTTGCTGTTGGGTATTTTCTTCCGTTTGTTTTGCGGCTGACTGATTTGCTTGTGATGTTTGATTAAGAGTATTGGCTAAATTTTGCAGTCCTGAATTTAATGCTCCCAAAGAGGCATTCATAGAATTTAAATTCTCATTAAATTCTCGCATTTCTTCGGGTGAAAAATCATCCATCTAGTGTCATCCTATAAGTTTTAATTTAGCATGGTTTTGGAATACTAAATATATCACTAGTATTTAGTTTTTTAAAATACCGTATTTTATTATGGGGAACATATATGACAATAAATGAAAATAATCCGCTACGACAGTTTTTTCGTAGACCTGCTGTACATATAACTTTACCGTCAGGTGGAGATAGTTACGCACCAGAAGACATTGAATGGCCTGAAAACAAAGAATTGCCTGTCTATCCTATGACAGCAATTGATGAGATAACAACAAAAACTCCAGATGCCTTATTTAATGGTACAGCCATGGTAGAGATTATTAAAAGTTGTGTCCCGGCAATTAAGAATCCTTGGGCACTATTAAGTACTGATTTAGATACAGTGTTAATTTCTATCAAAGCCGCAGGTGGACAAGAAACAATCGATGTAGAGTCTCAATGCGAAAAATGCGGAGAACAAGGAACATATGGTATTAATCTGCAAGTTCTATTACAATCATTAGGCGCAGGTGATTACAAAACTCCTTTAAGAATCAATGAGTTAGAAATTTATTTTGCACCCTTAAAGTATAAAGAAATGAATGAAGCAGGGTTAAAACAGTTTGAAATTCAAGCAAAATACAAAGACTTATCTTCTATTGAAGACCAACAAAAACGTACTTTAGTAAGTGCTGAAGCATTAAAAGATATCACAGTACTAACTATGGATATCTTATCCCAAACAATCGTAAAAATTGTTACTCCTGAAGGAGAAGTAACCAATACTGATCATATACATGATTTTCTAAAGAATGCTGATACAAAAACTTATGAAACTATAAGAGATCATAACACACAACTTAGAGAGAAATCAACAATTAAGCCTCTAACTATTAAATGTACTGCAGGTGCAGATGATCCATCAAAAGAAGAATGTGGACATGAATATCAGCAACCATTCACATTGAATGCATCGGATTTTTTCGTCTAAGACTCCTTTCACTCGACCCTGAAGGGATAAGGGAGTTAATACAAAAATATGAAGAATATACTCAGGGCTTAAAGTCAAACGCATTGACTTTGGCTTGGTATATGCGTGGTGGTGCCTCATATGAAGACGTCCTTAACATGTCCTTATCGGAACGCAAAGCCATAAACAAATTAATTGAGGAACACTTAGAAACTACTAAGAAAACTCAAATGCCATTCTTCTAAACACTAGAGCATTTTTAAGGGTCTTCAAAGAAGACCCAATTACTCATTCACTTCGTTCATTCGTAATTTCTTTTTTTAAACGGTTAAACTATTATTTTATAAGGTAATTGTTTAAAGTCTTATTACCTTTTAGAAGCCATGGTAGTGCTATCAAACACTACCACGGTTCAGGTCATTACCCCCTGTCATCCATGTTGATTATCCCCAATCGATTACGTTACTATAATCAATTGCAACCGGTTGCTCTGTAATGTTTACTGGGCTGTAGTTGAGCCAATCATACTAATGAGTATGACCTCTCAGCAACGCATGTTTCATATCATCAAATCAAAGTAGATATGAACTCATTCAAGGTTCGCTACCATAACGATTGCCTTGTCGGTTTATTTGTGTATAACACACTACTCCAAATCCGTCAGCAGGGTTACTGCATCCTCGAGGAGGGTCGAGTATTGTCACGACCATTCTAATGTAATTAAAATTCTACTTTAGTTGTTGTTGTGTTTAAGTTTAGTTGTGACGTGGTGTCGTCGGTGAGGTCTGAGTTGGTCTCTGTGTTGCCTGCGTATGCTTTGAATATATCTTTATTGAATTTAAAAAAGTGATCCCATCCAAATATTACCCAGTCACTGTGTTTGTCCGATGTGTAATAAATGAATTGATCACTTACAAATGTGTATCTACTAGGTACACATACAAAACGTCCTTTACGATTAAACTTCATAAACAGAACGTCAAAATCCCCTTCATCATGCACGTCCATTAGTTGGTCGAGCCATTCTTCTAGTTGTCTGCATGAACCAGAAAGAAGTTGATGAAAAGGGAAATCTGCGTAGAACTTACATTCTACATTTAACTTGTGAAAACTTTCTCCGGGAACAATGTCACCTTTGAAACTTCTGATTTGTCCTTCATGCAAAATCTCTGTACGATTTTGATTCTTGCCACCTACATAAGCACCAGAGCCAGGAGCACGGATAAAACTTTCTTCATAAGTTTCACTGAGAAATTTTGCAACTTCTCGTTCAAATCCTGATCCTTTGTTCTTAGATGGTGATGGCATTATATGTAGTTATCTCCTTACCACTCGGTGGCATAATTTTTATCTACCCTATGATGGGCACATTTTGTTTGACACTCGTAAGAGTCATGTATAAAGTCGGCTTCCCAAAATTTATCTTTTACAATTTTGGGTAATCTCAATTCATGTAGATTATATTTCTTGCCAATTTCATTCCATTTATTGTTGTGTCCGTACCTTGTAGCAACCCAACAACATGGATAAAATTCTCCTCTTGCATTAATGTAACTACCTTTATTGCCGATATGACATAGAGGTCGTTCATTTCCTACTAACTTAGATTCATCATACAACTTAATGTTTGTCTTCATCCAAGGTTCTTTAATTGTTTTATCTGTAAACTTAAAGACTTCTCTTTCAAATCTATGACTAGATGATAACAGATCATCACGTGGTTGTAAAGCATCTTGTTTCCCATAAGAGTCTTCGTATATTTTACCGAACTTTGTACTACGTGTTAACTGAAATGCATCAAAGCCCAAGTCTCTGGCATAATTCTGCATGTCGCCGATCTTATCTTCGTTAAACTTAAAGCCTATTGCGTCCCATACTGTATAACAATTAGACTTATCATTGATGATAGAGACGCCTGTAATGATGCTAGACCAATTAGAATTGATTCTATATACATTATTGCTCTCATGGTCCCAGCCATCGATACTGAAGTGTATTTGATCTTGTTCGTCTAGTAATTCTGCTAGTCTCGTCCACCAGTCTTCATTTTTATATGATCCATTAGTGACGATAATGATTGCTATACTAGGCTTAATTGATTTAAAATACTGGATGACCTCTAAGAAGTCATGTGCATAGATAGGATCACCATCGTCACCGCAGAACGTTAGTTTTTCTACATGTTCTAATATAAAAAATGCAGGAAAGTTTTGCTTAAAGAAATCTAGTTTAAGTTCAGTACTGACTAATGTATCAGGAACTTCTTGTCTAGGACATCTAGGACACTTAAGAGTGCATTTACTGCTAATCTCAATGTGCCAGTGCCATAAGGCTAGACTCACAACTCCTCCAACTCTCTTGTTGAGTTGTATGTAGTGAAGCCGTTTTCTTTAATAACTTGTAACACACTAGCAACTCTTCCTGCTAATTCTTCTCTGTGTGACACTAACCAAACAGACTTGTTACGTCTACGTGTCATGTCTTTAAGGATAGCCATAGCATTCTCAACACCTATTGTATCAAGCCCTGAGTCAATTAACTCGTCAATAAACAATGTATTGATTGGGAAGTATAAGTTTTCCCAAACGTCTCTGAACGCAAATGACAACCCTAAGATTAGTCTATTTCGTTCACCTCTTGACAAGTTATCAAAGTCTAATTCTCTGCCCAATTCTGTAATTTCTACAGATAGATCATTTTGGAATACAACTTGATGAGGTAGACCCATCTTGTCTAAGTAATTTGTTAATCGTGCATTTAAATATGACAAGTTTTGGTCAATAATCTTTTTACGTACAAATGAATCTTTACTTGTCAATAGGTCTAACAGGAACTTCTGATGATCTCCTATACGTGATAATTCGTTAACTCTATCAAAGTTTATTTCTTGTAAGGCACTAGATTCCATTTCAGAAATTTGATCCGTATATGGATTTTCTTCTTGTTCTTTACGTTCAATTTGTGCTGATAAATCTTTAATTTTGTTTTTGTGTTCAATAGCCTCTTCTTCAGAACTATAAAAAACAACAGGCTTTTCACCTATGTCAAATAAAGCATGTTTTTCTTTCTCTAACTCTACATATACCTCTGCTAGTTCTTCTGCATGTTTTGTCGATTCGTCAAGGCTTTCTTGTTTTTCTGATAGAATTTTAGTATGAGTATCATCGCATATATCTTGACCACACGTGTGACACTTGTTTTGTTTTAATATGTTTAATTCTTTTTCATATTTGGTCGTTAACTTGCTTTCTCGTTCAATATCAGACTGAGTTCGCACTAGTAATTTGTCGATATCTGCATGATCCTTCACTAATGCATTATAGACAGCAAGTTGTTTATGCCCAAGTAATTCGGTGTCAATATCCAGTTTTTCTAACGTAGTAATCTTGTCTTTTAATGTATTAATATCTTCGTTAGTCTTTGCTGTCCATAGCCTTTCTCTTTGCTTGAGACTGTTAATTTGTTCTTCGATGCGTTTGTTTGCTTCTTCAACGGCTTGAACTTTAAATTGTTCTTGTTGTATTTCTTCTTTATTGTTTTTTATAATAATTTTAATCTTTTCTGCTTTTTCTGATAGCAACGTTATACCCAGCAACTGTTCAATGATATCACGTTGCTGTCCTTGTGTCATACTTAAGAACGGTTGACTATATGTATTGAGTGCAATAACATTTCTAAACATTACTGAAGACATGCCTATAATGTCTTCGATAACTTGTTGTGTTTCTTTATTCTCGCCTTGTGCTTCGTTATCTTCTTCTTCTGTTCCGTTAATAAAGAACTTGAGACCATGAGGTTTACGACCACGTTCAATACGATATTCAACGCCATTGGCTTCAAAGTCTAATGTGACCATCATGCCCTTGCCGTTAGTTCTGTTAATTAAATTGTTTTGTTTGATGTTGTTAAGTGGAACACCATACAATGCATAACTGATTGCTTGTATAATAGTAGTCTTACCAGTACCATTTCTAGCACCGTCTCCACCTAAGTCTAAGTTGTCACCTAAGATAAGGGTTAGTTCTTCATTCTGCAAGTCAATTGCTTGTGTAACTGACCCTACACTTAAAAAGTTTCTGAGAGTTACATGTTTTAAATTGATCATATAGACTGATAAATCTCCAATAGTACTCCTTTGTCGTAGAAGTCACTTTCTATGTTTTTAATTTGTTCGATAATAATTGAATCAACACTTTCAAAAGAAATTTCACCTGGCGATAAGTCTTGTGTATGTTCATCAGACTTAACAGGAATCAATGACATTTCTCTCAACCCATATTGCGGAATCAATTGTTCTCTTATAAAGTTAGATTCTTCATAAGATATATCGATGTCTAAATGTACTCTAACATGAGCATTTTTAATTAGCAACCCCTCTGGGTTATCTAAAACTTCACTTAATTTGTATACTCTATACACAGGTTGATTAGGCCAAGAATGAAACTCGGGTTCTTTATCCCATTCTAGTACCATCATGCCTCTGGCATCATCACCAGCATCTGCATAGTTGTGTGGGAAAGCATTGCCCATATACCAAATATTTTTTCTTGCTTGACGTTTATGGAAATGCCCAGAAAATACTGTTTCAAAATGAGATAAATGGTCAGCATTTGTCTCACCATGATCTGGCATTTCTATCATAGCATTCATATAAAAGTGAGGTAACTCTAAGTGAGCAAATAAATATTTACCTTTCTTCTTTTTAAGTAGTTTATAATCATCGCCACATAACCATGGGGCAATAACACAATTACCCTCTTCGATAAAGTGATCGACAATGACTACATTATTAAGATGTTTCGCCCATTCGACCGAATGAATATCACGTTTGTCTCTGTAATAAAGATCGTGGTTACCTGTTATAAAATAGACTTTTTCAAAGGCATCGTTTAGTTTTTCTAATGCGTTAAGTCCAAACTGTAAGGTGTGCATATTAATACTTGCTCTGTGATGATTCCAATCACCTAAGAACAAACATGTTTCACAGCCTTCTTCTTTTGATTTCTCAATAAACCAGTCCACAAAATCACTACAGTCTCGGTTATGTTGTATACTATTACTTTTTAAACCGAAGTGTATATCTGTGAATACGGCTGCCTTTTTAAAAAGATTTGACATAATTAGTTTTCCCAGTATTCAATACTTACTATTGTACACAAAAGGCACAGGCAAAACAAGACAAATGGATGCCTTGTTTGCCCAAAATAATTATTCAGAATATGCTTCTACTTTCTTTTCGTAACCTAAACCGTTGTAATCTTTCATTTGTCTAGTAAACGAAGGATTCAACCCGTTCATTTCTAAAATATCGTCTCTGATATTTTGGTTACGTTTTTCAGAGTTAAGAACTCTACAGAAACTATTTGTAATTGCCGCTGTGTAATATGCGAATGGATTTGCTGACTTTGCTTCATTAAATCTTAAGCCTACGTAAGTCAACTGAAGAATAGCACTTTGTCTCATTTCGTCATTATAAGTATATCCACGCCAGTTAAACTTCATAGCATACTTTTCACACAACATAATGTACATACGTGCTAACTTGTCTGTAAGATTACCGTCTGTTGCAGTAAACTTGCCAGTTTTAAGACCGCCTTTCCAATGTGATTTACCAACTAAATGTGTAGACATTGTTTCAGCATCTAATCTAAAATGCTGAAAAGGAGGGAAGTTAACTTTTACATGAACCAAGTCTTCAACTTCTTTCTTTGTTTTCTTGTCTTCTATGTCTGCAAACAAATCTTGGTTCGCACTCAAATCGTCTTCAAAATCAATAATGTCTGCCGCTTTCTTTTTCTTAGTAACTTTTCTAGGTTGTTTTTGTGCAACAGGAATATGGTCCCAAGTCATAACTCTAAAGATCAATCCATCTGTTTCAATAGTTTCTGGATCAATTTTGTTTTTTCCAGTCAAGCCCTGCTCTGCTGATAAACGTGCGGCTTTGTTTTCTTTTGCTTGTTGAATCTGTTCAGGCTTAAGTGCCCATGTTAGACTCTTTTCAATGCCTGCTTGACCATCGTTTGCAAGATCCAAATCGGTAATTAGATCATATTGATGATAGTCTTTTTTAGTAAAATAGCAGTATGATGATTTGCTTTTGTGAATTTCTTTTAGTATATCCTTGTTATTAAGATAATTTGTTGTTTTGCGTGGTGCTGGCATTAATATTCCTCTATTGTGGTTAATTCGACAAGTATGGAGTCGATATATCTATTCTATGTGATTTCTTTCCCGAATGCAACATGAACGGGTAAAATTTAGTGGTTTTTGTAATAGATAAATATATCATGTAAGACTACTATTTATACAAATAGGTAAGTCTTGGGAAATATTCGGAGAAATCATATATGTCAGCAGAAGACCAAGCAAACTCAGCCGCAGATGTTAGACTAGCCGACTGGAGAGTACGTCTTTCATTGGCATCAACGGCTAATTATTTGTATAAGGCTGATACGCCTGGCATCATGGCTCCTCTAGCAAAAACAGACGGAGTTGTTTTTCCATATACTCCTACAATTAATACTTCTTATGTAGCAAACTATGATGGTGTATTGCCAACACATACAAACTTTAGAATTCAACAGTATATGAATAGTGCAGTAGAACAAGTATCAGTAACTGCGGACTTTACAGCACAAGATACGTTTGAAGCAAATTACTTATTAGCATCAATACATTTCTTCAAAGCAATGACTAAAATGTTTTATGGACAAGATGAAAACCCAACAAACGGAACTCCTCCGCCATTAGGTTTCTTTTATGGATTAGGAGCATTTCAATTAGACAATCATCCTGTTGTTGTTACTAATTTTTCTTATAACTTACCTAATAATGTTGATTATATCCGAGCAACAAATACAGCCGATTCATCTTCAACATCTAATCTTAATTTAATAGGTGGTCAACTGCAACCAGGTGGCAACAGACCTCCTGCAACATTTATTGACACAGAAGATCAAGCAATCACATATGTTCCTACAAAAATTACAATAACACTCACATGCGTACCTGTTGTTAGTAGAAATACAATTAGTAATGACTTTAGTGTTAAAGAATATGCAACAGGAAAATTATTACGCGGATCACAAAATGACAAACCAGGAATTTGGTAATGGCTACAAATAATATATATCCACCCTCAAGTCCATATAATAGAACAGCAGTCGTTGATGGCAAATATTTAGGTATTATGGAACCGTTTCCAAAAATACCTAGATTGCAATCAGATGCATCTTTTACTATTACTCCACAATATGAATTTAGACCTGATATGTTAGCCGAACATTTATATAATGATTCACGTTTGTGGTGGGTGTTTGCGGCACGTAATCCCAATTTATTAGGACCTGATCCATATTTTAATTTTGTTTCAGGAGCAAAAATATATGTTCCTACTATGGATACTCTTAAAAGAGCATTGAGCATATAATGCCAAGTCCAACTGATGCACCTGGCAGAAGATTAAAAAATCCTTTAGGAGTGTTGTCTTCCTATACTTACCAATTAAGTTTGTATATGATTACTCCAGATGCATATGATGCTTTTAATGCAACAGGTAGAAGATCAATTAATGCACTATCAGAGGCATCAGGACAAGAAAATACAGGCGGTGCATATTTAATTGCACAATCAGGTGGAATTAATAATGATTCATCTCAGCGGGCGCCCGGTTTTGATTTAGATTACTATATAGATAATTTTAAACTAAAACAAGCAATCAATGGTGCTGCCACTCAGTCTTCAACTAACACTTATTCAGTCTCGTTTGATATTATAGAGCCATATGGTTTTTCTTTCAACACAAAATTAAAAAGAGCAAGTGATCAGTTACAATCATATTTTAATGAAACAGGATATTCAGGTAACGGAGAAGTTGAAAATCCAAGTAGACAATTTTTTATTATAGGCGTTAGATTTTTAGGTTATGACGCAAGTGGTAATTTAATATCCGGAGACCAAGATTTCGAGGGCGATGTATTAGATCCAAACGCAAGTGGCAACTCTATTTTTCAAACATATTATGATATAAGTATTACAGGTATTAAATTTTCAATTGAGGGAGGAGCAACAAGGTATGCATTATCAGGTGTAGCATTATCTCCTGGAAAAGCATTTGGTACAAAAAGAGGCAGAATAGATTCAACTAAAACAATTTCTGGTCAGACATTTGATCAAGCCATGCAGGGAGGATCAACCGATGCTAATGGCAACGAAATACCAGGTGTAGGATTATTTACACAACTTAATGCAATCGAACAACAAAAAGTTGATCAGGGCGAAGCAGAATTTCCAAATATTTATACCGTAGAGTATATAGGAGATGGCGTAGATGCTATTAAAGATGCTAGACTTATTTTGCCTACAGATACAGACAAAAGTAAATGGTGTGGACCAGACGGTGGTGCATTAAACACAGATGAATCAACTGATGCTGACGCCGCAACAGCAGTACCAGACGATGCACATAGAAAAATTATATTTAATGG